TGTTTGAAGAATATAGCCATGCTTCTTCTTTAACAGATAGCTCTTTTACTTTTAGAAGTGATGGTACTATGAGTATGACAGGTATCAGAGTTATACATTGTGAATGGAAAGCTTTAAAACCTTTTAAATTTGTTACAGGTATAAATAAAGAAACAGGTGAAGAGTATGAAGATATAGTGGATGAAGCGTATTTGTTAGACAAAGAAGCTGGTGATATAAAAGTAACTACAGAGTGGATTCCTACAAAGTATGAAGGTTATAAAATAGGTGTAGATAAGTTTGCTTTTCTAAGAGAAGTACCTGGTCAAAACAAGGATTTAGACAACCTTTATAATTGTAAACTATCTTATGTAGGAGCTGTTTATGATAATTTAAACTCTGAAGTAACTTCTTTAGTAGATAGAATGAAGTATTATCAATATATGTATAATATACTATGGTATAGAATTGAACTATTAACTGCTTCAGATGATGGTAAATCTATATTGTTAAACTCTAATTTAATACCTAAATCTTCTGGTTTAGATATTGAAAAATGGATGCATTATTTTAAGATAAATAAAATAGGGTTAATGAACCCTTCAGAAGAAGGTAACAAAGGTAGTCAAAATATGGGTGAAGCTGCTAAAGAAATTGATTTGTCTTTAGTTTCTGATATTCAAAAATATATGCAGTTAGCAGAATATATAGAGAAAAGATGTGGAGAATCTGTAGGTATTACTAAACAAGTAGAAGGACAAATAGGTAATTCAGAAGCTGTTAAGAATACACAACAAGCTTTAGTGCAGTCTGCAAATATACTAGAACCTTATTTTGAAATGCATAATATCATAAAAAGGAATGTATTACAATCTTTAATAGAGTGTGCTAAAGTAGCTTACTCTGAGTTTCAACCAAAAAATATATCTTATGTTCTTGATGATATGTCAAGAAAGATGCTGACAATAGATTATGATTTATTGGAAAATTCTACTTATGGTATTTTTGTTTCTAACTCTATGAAGTCTGATGAAGCTTTACAAATGGTGCAACAATTATCTCACGCTGCTCTACAGAATCAAAAAATAGAATTATCTGATGTAATTAAAATTATGAGAAGTGAATCTATACAAGAAGCTGAAGAGTTGTTAAAAGCTTCTGAAACTGAGAGAATTGAGAGAGAACAACAAATGCAACAACAACAAATGGAAGCTCAAGCACAATCTGAAGAAAAACAAAAAGAATTTAGAAGAGAAGAGTGGGAGTTTGAAATGTCTAAAATGGAAAGAGAAGAACAGCTTAAAACAGAAAGAGAGTTACAAAAACAAACAATACTTTCTATGGGCTTTAATGTTGAAAAAGATATTGATAGAGATGGTACTCCTGATGTTCTTGAAGTATATAAAGCAGGTGTTGATGCAGAAATTAAACAAGAAAAAATTAAGTTAGATAAAGAAAAGTTAGAGCAAAAAAAGAAAGAACACGCTGATAAATTAAACCTAGAAAATAAAAAAATAAAAGTAGAAGCATTGAAAGCAAAGATAAATACTAAATAAAGCTATTAGCTACTACTTTAATAGTTAAGTTTGAATCTTAAAAATAATAAATAATTAATCTTAAATTTGTAAACAGTTATGACAAACCAATTAGAAAATCAAAACAATGAATTATTAGACTTTGATTGGGAACAAAGTGAAAATGAAAACTTTTTTAACATAGGTAATGAAGGTAAAAAAGTTGAAGAAAAAGTCAATGATAAAGAGGAAACTAAAAAAGACTCTGAAGAAGATAAAGAAACTTCTGATAAAGAAAGCAAGAGTGTTAAAAAAATAAAAGAAGAGGAGGAAGAGGAAGAAGAAGATTTTTTTGACAGTGAAGAAAACCTCAAAGGGAGTGTTGAAGAAAAAACAAATAGTTCTGAAAGTAGTGTGTACGCTGATATATACAAAGACTTAAAAGAACAAGGTATTTTTAAGCATGTTGATATTGAAGAGGTAGATGATTTAGATGCTAATAAGCTTTATGAATTACAGCAAGAAGAGTATGAAACAGAGGTATCAGAAAGATTAAAAGCTTGGGCAACGGAAGAGTTAGATGATGATGCAAAAGCTTTTATTAGATTTAAAAGAGAGGGTGGAAACACTGCTGATTTTTTTGAAGTCTATAAAGCAACAACAGATGTACCTATTGGGGATATTGAAGATGAAGAATATCAAGATGAAGTTATTAGGTATCAATTAAAAGAAGAAGGTTGGGATAAAGATGAAATAGAAGATAGGCTTGAGTATTTAACAGAAGCTGGTAAAAAAGAAAGAGTAGCTGAGAAATACAGTGAAAAAATAAAAGAAGGTGAAGAAAAGAAGAAAAAAGAGCTTATAAGAAAAGCAGAACAACAAAAACTAGCAGCTAAAGAACAAGAAGAGTCATTTAAAAATACACTTAAAGAGACTTTAAATAGTACAGAAGAAATAAAAGGTTTTAAAATATCTGCTCAAGATAAAAATAAACTATTAAATTTCTTAACTAAAAAAGAGTATAAAGTGTCAGATACAAGAAGTATAACAGCTTTTCAGAAAAAACTATCAGAAGTTTTTCAAGATACTGATAAAATGATATTGTTGGCAAAGTTAGTAGAAAGTGATTTTGATATGTCTGATTTTGAAAAAAGAGTAACAACAAAAAAAATAAAAGAAGTAAAAACAAATTTAGAACAGCGAAAAGGTCTTAAATCTTTTAATTCTGGAAGTTCATTAAAAGGTTCAAACTTAGCTGATTTATTTAATTAATTAACAAACAAAAAATTATGGCAACATTAGGAAGCAAATTTAAAACAAAACAAATGCCTTGGCATGCAAACATGACAGAACTAAATCATTTAGGAGCTGCCTTGATTGCAAAACCTTATGTGTTTGAAGGGAAGATGAATCAACTCTTTTCTGCACAAAACTATTATTCAGATAACCCTCTTTCAAGTATTGCATGGGCTTCAAAATCTGAGAAAGTACTAACTACAAATGAATGGGAGTGGCAATTAAAAGGTGCTAATACAAGACCTCTTGTAATTGTAGAAAATGTTGAGCCAGTTTCTAACACTACTCCAGGTCAAGGTAAAACTACTTTTAAAGTTAAATTAGATGAAAATTGGTTTGTGGCAGGAGATGTTATTACACCAGGTACATCAGGTCAAAGATACCAATGTAGAATTATGGAAGACCCACAAAGACATGGTAATGGTTGGGTATATACTGTAAGACTTGTGTCAGATGATTTTCAAGCTTTTGTACCAGTAGCTTATTTATCTCCAGGTCAGCAATGGGCTAAAATGTACTCTACTTATGGTGAAGGAGATAACCAAGATGGTTCTACTCAATATGCAATGCCTTTATCTCTTAGAGATTCAATGGGTAAATTCAGAAAAAAATTCCAAGTAACTGATTATGCTTCTGAAGAAGTTTTAGCTGTTAAGATTCCAGACTCTAAAGGAGGTTACCATGATTCATGGATTAAATATGCTGAAGTAGAATATTGGGGTCAATGGTACAGAGAATTAGAAAGAGCTTACTGGTATAACAGAAAAGCTAGAAGTATTGAAAGTGCAACAGGTAGACCTGTAGATTCTTTTTCAGGTATTCAAGAAAAACTTGAAGATTCTCACTTGCACTACTATTCTGAACTAACTGCTAAATTAATTGAGGAGTTTTTATTGGATATTTTTTATTCAAGAGTAAAACCAGGTTCAGGTAGAAAAATTAAAGTGTTTACTGGAGAGTATGGTATGATTTTGTTCAATAGAGCTATGCAAGATATTATGGATAAAAGAGGTTGGTTTATTGCTAATCAAAACTTTAATCCTGTACAATCTGCTAAGTCTGATTATCATTCTAATGCTTACTCTGTAGGGTATCAGTTTGTACAATACAAAATGCATAATGGCGCAGAACTAGAATTAGTACATAACCCTTTATATGATGATAGAAGTATTAACTTTGAAATTGACCCTATTACAGGTTATCCAACTGAATCTATGAGATTTACTTTCTTAGATTTCTCTGGAGATTCTGGAGAAGCTAACATACAGTTAGTTACTAAAAAAGATGGGTATAAATTTGGGTATGTGTCAGGTTTAGTTTCTCCTTATGGACCAGCTAAAGGTACTAACATGAGTCATTCAGGTGAATATTATTCAATGCATGTATCTAAAATGTGTGGTGTACATATAGAGGATATCACTAAATGTGGTGAACTTATCCTTAAAAGAAACGTAGGTTTCTAATAATTGTTATCTTTGCAAGTGTAGGGGAAGCTAATCTTCCCTTACACAGCAAAGTAATAATAACAAAAAAATTTTAAAAAATGGCATTAGTAGAAGTAAAACCAATTGAAAAAGAAAGATGGCACAATGTAAAAGGTAAAGATGTCTTTACCAGACCTGTAACTATTGAAGCTTTAATTAGTATTCAAACAGGACAATT